TAGAGAAACGCAAACTCTCGCGTATGCAAATGCGCTTTTTCTTTTTCCCATGGTACATCGATCCCTCTTATAAAGAAGGAGATACGTCAATCGTGATCAGCAAAGAAACGAATGAATACATAGACAGGATTGAGGGAGAAGTCGGGCGCAAGATCGACGAAGAGCAAAGGAGATGGTACTCGCTCAAGCAAAAGATTCTGCAAGACAGCATGAAACAGGAGTTTCCGTCTAACCCCATGGAAGCTTTTGAGAGCGCGAACGAGGGACTATACTACGGGCAGCAAATGGCAAAAGTGCGTGCAGAAGGACGTATCTGCAAAGTACACTACAATGAATATTCTCTTGTGCATACGGCATGGGACATCGGACTCGATGATTTTACGTCGATCTGGTGCTTTCAAATTAGCCAATCGGGACAGATTCAAATAATTAATTTCTACGAAAACAACGAGGAGCATCCACGTCATTACGCTCAGTGGCTAGATAGTCAAGGCTATACATTTGGTTGTCATCTGTTTCCTCATGATGCTCGAAACAGGGATAAAACTAGCACTCTCTCATATGAGAACGTAATCTCGCCGCTGTTGCGAGGCACTGTCATTGTGCTTAATCAAAGCGAGTGCGGAAAACTTGCAGGCATTCAAACAGTGCGCGCGATCCTTGGGCGGTGTGTTTTCGATGAAGAGAAGTGTATCGCCGGCGTAAAGCGCTTAGAAGCTTATCGTAAGCAGTGGAACGCAACGCTCGGCTGTTTTCGAGATGACGCAGTACACGATGACGCTTGCCATGCGGCAGACGCTTTTCGATATCTGGCTGTGGGCTTATCTAAAATCGGTGAAAATCACAGTTCAATCGAAGGTGATCTTAAAGCTCTAAGAGCTTACTGGGGCGGATGATTCGCTGAGTGACGGCTTAGATGGGGTTTGTTTTTTTACATCACACTTACAGACTTGTGCTAATCCCAAAAATATAATTCTATCCTTACATTTATCGCAATTCATATTTTCACTTAACTTTCTTGTTTAAAATTATAGTCTTCAGCAGCTTGAAAAAAAAAGCTAGAGACTATGAAAAACTCAGATCCGATTTTTTGGCCGGACGATCAATACAATCTTTCTTTGAAGCAGTCTAGAGACGAAAACTTTTCAGACTGCATAAACATTTTGCAAACAATGTGGTATCAAGCCGATCTCGACCAGCGTTTTGCGCTTGGCGATCAAGACATTTGGGGTTCAATCTTTCCAGGCGCAAACAACTTTCGTCGTAAGATGTTCAATTTTAACTTGATCAATGCGCAATTGCAAATGATTTCAGGTTATCAAAGACGTAATCGAAAGTCTACTATCGTTATTCCGCTCAAGAACTCACAGCAAAAAACCGCTGATCAGCTCACTAAATGCCTCTATCACGTCTACAACAAATCAGGCACTTATCAAGTTTTCTCTGACGCTTTCGAACAAGGAGCGCTTACACAAGGGCTTGGCTTTATCTCTCACTATATCAGTTACTTAGATGATCCGGTGTCGGGGGATATTTGTCATCGATATGTCGATATGAAGAGCTGCTTATTTGATCCGTACTTCAGGCGTCACGACATGAGTGATGCGAGATACTTTTGGACTCGACAGTTTTTCGACAAGCTAGAAGCGGCTCAGCTTTATTACGAGTGGCACGATGAGATTATGGGGCTGCCGGCGGGAACTTATCGCGATGATAAGTTTTACTATATGCCAGAAGTTTATCAAATACAATTTCCAAACGTAATAGCATTTGATGAATATTGGTATCTCTCTACGCGAGAAGCAACGTATTTAGTCGACATAGAGACGGAAGAGACGCAAGAATACACGGGCGATAAAAAAGATCTAGATAAGATAATGCGGATGTTTAAAGGAAAGCTTACAACGATTAAGAAGCATCGACAGACAGTGCGTAGAACTGTCATTGTAAACGATAAAGTGCTTGTAGACGAGCCAAACCCTTACGGCTTAGACAGATACCCTTATGTGCCTGTAATTGCGTACTTTACACCAGATTCTCCATACTATGCGTACAAATTCAAGAGCGCCGTGAGGGACTTAAGAGATCCGCAATATCTTTTCAATAGGCTTAAAGTTAGCGATCTAGATACAATAGAATCACAGCAGCAAGGGATTAAAGCAAAAAAAGGCGCTTTAGTTACTCCAGACGACGCAATGAATTCGGGTAACGGACGCTTTCTTTGCATAGATCCAAAATTTCAGATGGACGATGTGCAACAAATGGATATTCATCCGCCATCCCCGGTTCGCCTAGAAATGGAAAACATGCTCGAACAAGTCATGAACAGAATTAGCGGTGTCAATGAAACACTGCTAGGTACAGACATAAACGATAAAGCTGGAATCATTTCGATGCTGCGTAGTAGCGCGGGCATTACTACACTCACACGCCTTTTCGATCAATTCGACGAAGCGCAAAAGCTAAGTGGCGAAATGGATGTAGAGATGATTCAAAAGAACTACACGTGGGGCAAGATCAAACAAATCATTGGAGAAGATCCAACCGAAGAATTTGACAGTAAATTATTTCTCAAATACGGTTGCAAAGTAGTGCAAGGAGCTTTAACAGAGACTCAACAACAACTGCAACTTCAGCAGCTTCTTTATTTTAGAGAAACTACGCAAATACCAATACCCGCAAAAGTCATTATCGAAGCCTCAACGCTTCAAAACAAAGGAGATCTTATTGCGGCCATCGAAGAAGAAGAGAAAAAACAAGCTCAAAAGCAAGAGCAAATGGCAAAATTACAAATGCAACAAATTCAAGTCGACAACGCAACAAAAATCGGCTACATGCATTCACAAGAAGCTCTTGCAGCTGAAAGAACAGCAAAAATACAAACTGATGTTGCCGTGGCTCAAGATAAGCTTAAACGCTCTCAACAGGAAGATACAAATAGCCTGCTCAATCTTATCAAAGGCATTAAAGAATTGGAGGGGATGGACATTGAACATCTTCAGTCTAAGATAAATATTATGCAGCAATTGAATCAAGAAAATCAGGATCAACAAACAAAAATTAATCAGGAAAACCAGGAGGTTTCATATGCATAAGGGTAAACTTGGGGGAAAAGGAGAGCATATTGGCAATATGTCTCCAACTGTTGAAAATATGCAACGACCTGACGCCGTATACAGTCAGAAATTTTTAAATCAAACGACTGAATACATTCCTCGTCACAACAAACTTGAAAGCCAAGCGTCTTCTAAAATCAAAAATCAAGGGTACAAAGGTAGATACTCATGAAAAACGTACCTATCCAGAAGGGCCCAATCAAAGACAATGAGCCGACTATGAAAAATAGCACATATGCTCAACGAGCTTCTTCTGACGCAAAAAATGATGGGCTTAGGAAGAGCATGAAGGACATGACTTTGATGACACCTAAGTATAAAAAACGTTAGACTCGACAACCCGCTTCACGGGTTTAAGAGGTTTATCTTTGAAATTGGGGTTGGGACGCCAATTCCCAATTTCGTCTTTGCAGAATCCGAAATGCCAGTAGTCTTCATTCAAAAAAGCCTTTAATTGTCGAATTTCTTCAGCTTCATAAAGTCCTGGATTATTTATTCGATTATGAATAAAGGATTTATGAGGTAAACACCAGCAGAATTCTGTTTTGTCTAGCTCAGGTGTAACTTTGAAAACTACAGTGTCAGACTCAGGGAAAGGTCTAAATCGAGTAGTGATAATCTCTCTCTTGATAGCTCTTTTCATGAGCAAATCTTTCTTTTCGTAGACAGTAATGTAAAACTGTTTTCCGTTGTACGGATTTGAATCGATACACTTATTCAAATCCTCAATCAAAGATGTCATCAACTCTCTTGAAAGATCTCCGACTTCTATCGTTTCACCGGGAGAGCAATTTTTAGACGCTTCCATGTAAATCGCACCAACTGTTTTTCTTGAAGGATCAAGAAAGCTTTTGTTCTCCATAATTCAGCCTTTGTGGTAATCGGATGAAATTTATTTTTCTTGTCCAATAATTTTTCTTGTCTTCAAGAGAGCAAAATGCGCTGCAATTCAAGGCTCTTTTGCTTCTGGTCTCGGGAATGGGTTTGTGGCAATTTCGACATGTTTTGTGTTTTTTGTCTGGCGATGCAGACAATTTTTTTTTGTACTCGCAAGAGTAGCAAATATTCTGTTTGAAAAAGTCTTCTTGTGGCTTTTCTTTTCTGCACTGCTCACAAATCATTATGTCTCCGGATATGTTTCAATCCGGAATATTTTAAAGACGTACAAAAAAAACAATGTTTTTTAATCAACCTCTTATTTAGGTTCAAAATTTAGGTTTACACGTCCTTCAAAACGTGGTTCGGAGTAAAAAGGCCTTCTCCAGCCTAAAGGAAATCATTATGGATGATGAACAAGTAAGCGAAAATGTACAGGTCGCGCCTGACGAATCATCGATCCAAGAAGGGATTGAAACGAAAGTTGAAGATTCACAAGAAAAAAATTGGCGTGAACTCAACCGGGCAAAAAAGGAATTAGAAAAAAAAGCAAAGATGCAAGAGGAGTGGATTGAAAAGCTGATGAGGAATCAAAACCCCCATCCAGCCTCTCAAGTCCAAGAGGTAGATGAATTAGACTCTATCGCTGACGACGATCACTTGGTGAAGTCACAAAGCCGAAAGCTTGTGAAAAAGGAAGTGGCTCCGCTCCAAAAGCGTATCGATGAGCTTGAAATGCAGCTTCAGCGGCAATCCGAGTTTAATCGACTGAATAGCTTAAAAAGTAAATTTTCCGATTTTGACGAAGTCGTTAATCCTGAAACATTAGCAATTTTAGAGGAACAAGAACCAGAACTAGCTCAAACAATCTGCGAATTAAAAGATCCCTACAAGATTGGGGTGCAGTCTTACAAATACATCAAAGCACTCAATATTTCTGAGAAAATTCCCTCTTCAAGACGGTCTAGAGAAGTTGAAAGGAAAATAGAAAGTAATAAAAAGACTGTTCAAAGCCCTCAAGCTTTTGACAAAAGACCTATGGCTCAAGCCTTTAAAATGTCTGAAGAAGAAAAGTCTAAGTTGTATGAGGAGATGATGGGATACGCATCTAGAGCTGGTTTCGCTTATTGAAGGATAAAAGATGAACGTTAATATCGGGACGATGCCGCCGCAGATTCAACAACGTTACAACGATAAGTTATTGTCAACTCCTGAGAAGAACTTGATTTATAATTTATTTGCTGTACCTGTTGAACTTCCAGACAATCAAGGATTTATTGATAGACAAAGCCGTTATGACAGGCTTGATCTGTTTCCTGTGCCTCTTGATGATGCACAAAACAACTCCCCTCCTCAGCAACTAAATCGCGTGGATATAGATTGTAGAGTTAGGGTTTACATGACCTATGTACTTCTAACTAGGCAGGTTACAATCACCAATGAGGATCCTATCTTGAATTCTGCCGCTGCTCGTTTGGGACAGGCTGGCCGTGAAACTCAGGACGTCCTCCAGAGAGACAACCTCGAATCGAGTGCATCTATAATCAATATGATTCATGGCAGTAACGGCGATTTACCGACGGAAATGACCCCCGAGGATATTTCCGATATTGTCACCGTGCTTCAAAACAACTCAGGGGAATACATCACTAACACGATCCCTGGTCAGTTGAAGATTGGAACATCACCAATTGGTGATTCGTACGGAGTTCTTTGCCCAACTCAGATGATTCCAACTTTCAATGCGATGACTGGATTTACAAGAAAATTCCAGTATCCAAATGTGTCTGAAACACTTAGCACGGAATGGGGGGGCACTAATAACTGTCGATTCTTTGTTTCCGATCAAGGTTCTATCACTCCCAACGCATCTCTTGCTGGGAATGACATTGCCAATAACTTTTTTTGCGCTAAAGAAGCGTACAAAGTCGTTTGGCAAGCGGGCGGGAAAATGAAATTCGTCTATCTCCCTCCTGGATACTTAAACGATCCAGGTATGTTGCGACATAGCGCAGCGGTTGTGTTCTATCAAGGGCAGTGTATCACAAATGACCAATGGATTCTAAACGGTCGTGCAACCATGTCACTAGCATAGGAGGGGTATCATGCAACCGTATCAAATGATTGGCGGGGGAACCTTCGAAGTATCAATGGCTAGCGCAAGCGTTGCCAATCCTGTCACAGTAGAGCTTCAAAGTCAAAATCCACCCGATTTTATCATCGCAAAAGCTATTACCGCTTGGGGAAAAGCTAACGACGCTAACTCTATCGAGTGGTGGTGGGAAAGGTCTATGGCTCAATACACAGCCAAAGGCTTACAGCAATCTTCGGATGCTACAAATCCGGCGATTACTTCCAAAGCTTTAACAACTTTAGGAATTAGTCACTACGACACAGCAAGTCCGCCCACTTTTGCGTCGTTGGCAAGCACTACTATCACAGGTATTGCCGGAACTTTTGTTGTAATGATGGCAAATACTGGAACGATTTCCGTAGGCGATTTTGTCCGGCTTTACAGCACTACAGGCGAGCTCCAGATTGCGGGTTACACTTTTCAAGTGACCGCTGTTACAGTAAACACAAGCATCACGCTTGGTTATATGGCAACAAGTGGAATTACTTTTGCAGCTGATGCAACAGCCGGCTTTGTAGTCAAATACATTCCTAGCTTGTTTTACCCACATTGGGCCTACATTGCAAATATCACCCAAGCCGCTCAGGCTAAAGTGTATTTTACAACTAAAAACGATTTTACACCTGGCGAAATTGTTTCTTTCCGTGTGTCTTCTGCTTTTGGCATGGATGAAATCAATTACAAAACCGCACGTGTACTTTCTGTGGTAAATGATGCACCTACCGACGCTACGCCCGAATCTTCGATCACTATAGATCTAGACACCTCCGGATTTACGGCGTTTACATTCCCCACTAGCGCGGTTGCGGCTGCTGGTGTAAGTCCCGCTGTATGCGTGCCATCCAGTTCTGGAGTGGTGCCATATAATGGCAGTGCAACCATTCCACAACAACCCCCAGGAACCAATCTTCAAGATGCTTTCGATAATCGAAATGTACGCTTGATTTCGTTTGGTGCAGGCCTGTTCCAAGTTAGCGGCTTTGCTGCTACAGACGGGGATATCTGGATGTGGCAAGCCTATAAGTACGACGATTATAAGGCGTATACCTAGGCCATGTAAAACCGCTTTACATTAACAATACCCCCTCTACGGAGGGGGATTATGAGGGCATATGGAAATTACGGAATTATCAAGAAAGTCAAAGAAGTTTCTCACTAAAGAAAAGTACGAGGACTTGGTTAAAAAGCTAAGAAAAGAGCACGAAAAACCCGTCAAAGGCATGTTTGAGTTTTTAGATGCGCAAGGCGGATGGATAGATTTTTGTTATCGATTCTTTAAAGACGATCCAATCTATTCAATTCGCTTGCAGCATGGAGAAATCTGTGAATTGCCTATGGGCATCGTTAAACATCTGAACAACACTAAAAAGAAAATTCGCAAACCTACAATGCAAACAATGCCTGGTAAAAGACAAGTCTTAGGTGAATATGATGTTATTTCCAGAATTCGATTTACTCCTGTTGAGTATCTTGGAGAGATAAAGATTCCGTCATGACAACCAATAGGTTTTTTCCTCGTTTTCGATATATCACGGATATATCAAACGAACAGTATGCGACAGTAACTTTTTCAGATACGCATGATTTTGTTTTGCACGAAATCGTTTCTTTCAGAGTGTCAAAGCCATACGGCATGGTTGAGATCAACAATAGACAAGGTAAAGTCTTGTCTGTAGGTGATTTCAACATTGTCGTAGATATTGACACTCTATTTTTTACTCCTTTTATCTACCCGGTTTCTGGAGAGACGAGTCCTCCTGTGTGTGTGCCTGTAGGTTCTGGCATTAATATTTCAAATCCGTTTTTTGTCTTTAACATCCTTTCCGATGCTTTTGACAACGTGAGGGTATAATGAGTGTAGGTACCCTTCAAGATATCATCGTAAAAGCTCGAAAGCTTTCGGGATCTTCTACAGACTATCAGCTCACAGATGCGCAAATCATCGACTACATTAACAGCTTTTATCTTTACGACTTTCCTGCACAGTTTCGCTCTCTTAAGCTTCAGGATCAGTTTGTATTCACAACGCAAAGAGGGATAGACACTTATCCTTTTGACTGGGAACATTATACTACCGTTCAGGGACCTGTTTACTGCGCCAATCGTGCCATCGCCCTTTACTATAACTTATCAGGATTTTTTGCAAATTGGTACAGCTGGCAGTACATGAAAGATTTCGCTACTGGAACAGGGGATGCCTCCACCACTTATATCGGAGTTACCACCTCTAATCCTATTATCCGAAGTTATAATAACAACCCCGCCGTACAATCGCCTTTATTCTCTACAAATTCCTCGGTCACCCATCAACCTATTTATCCTCAAGCCAATCTTGGCAGGGTAATGAATATTTTGATCACTGCCAATACGTCTTATGGAACTAGCCTAGCTGTTACGGATGACGGAGCGGGTAACTTGATAGGAGACATTGATCCCCTTGGTGTTAACACTATCAGTTACGAAACGGGTGCTATTAGTGTGAAATTTGGAGATGGGACAAATCCCGTAGCTGTACCCGCCGGAAACAACATACAAGTGCAATATAGACCAGCTATTTTGCAGATTCCCCAATCTATTTGCTTTTTTCAGCAACAATTCTTTTTAGCCCCTGTTCCTGATAAAGGTTACACCATCGAACTCACCGCGTATCGACAACCCTCTCAAGCAATTCTAGGCACGGAAGATCCCAATAATATCAACTATTCCGGCACTCCAGAACTTTTGGAATGGTGGGAATGTCTAGCGGTTGGTGCAGCTAAGAAAATCTATGAGGATCGTTGGGATTTAGATGGCATAGCCATGATGGATAAGATGTTAGATGAAAGATATCAGGTTGGCTATACGCGCACATATGCAGAACTGGGCAAGCAACGCATTCCCACTATCTTTTCTAATCAACTTAGTAATTATACAGGCAGCAATTACGGAATATTCGGACCTCAAAGTATTAATTAGGAGATTTTTGTAATGGAAAAGAAGCGTCACAAGAAAAAAGAAAAACATAAGAAAAATGACGTGAAGAAAGAGACTCCAATGCAAGAAATGGCCGAAGCACGCATAGAAAAGAAGTCTAATAAGAAAAAGTAACAGAGAGTCGGTATGACCTACACAGTCGGAATCCCTTTTGATGGGCAAAGTCTCAGCAATTCGAAGCCGCAAATTCGATCCAATTTTACGGTCATTAATACCGCATTTTCTGTAAATCATTTAGCTTTAGGTGCTGTAGATCAAGGCAAACACAAGTTTTTGCAAATGCCGCAGCAGGGAAGCGCTCCATCTACTGCGTTAAATGAGGGGGGGTTGTATGCCAAGGATGTCTCTGGCATTACAAGTTTGTTTTGGAGACAAGAAAATAATGGCGCTGAAGTACGTTTAACAGGTGTAACGCCTGTAGCATTAGAAAATGGATATTCAACTCTCCCTGGTGGATTGATTATTCAATGGGGATCAATTTCAACTGTAAATTTTAACACTCCTGTGCTTTTTGCAACATCAAACATAAACTTTCCAAATAATTGTTTCCAGGTATTTGCCCAAACACACAACACAACTGTTTCAAGTTCAATAATTTGGAGTGTTATTAATATATCTACAACAGGATTCAATTTGGGTACATTTTCACCATTTGGTATTCCATTTTCTTGGTTTGCTATAGGCAATTAAATGCAACCTCTCCAACCATTTAGCATTGCTGGGCCAGACGCAGGATTACAATCCGATCGAAAACCTTATCTAATCCCAGATAAAGCCTTTCCTGTATTAGAAAACGCGTATTGCTGGAGAAGTCGCGTAAAGAAAAGAGAATGCATTAAGAAGGTAGGCGCAACAGGCAGATTAAGACGTGTTCTAGTAGCTGCTGCTGGAAACACCACTTATATTGCAGGAAGTTACGTCAACGGCATCAATCTTTTTACACAATTAGGACTTCTAGCAACAGAGCCAAACGCTAGCGTTGAATTGGGGTCGCTCACTACGATCACGGTGACCATAGGAGCGCAAACCCTAACAAATGCCAATAGCACAGGAGTTATGACGGTAACAGCTGGAAATATCACAGCGGCTTACATCAACTATAGTACAGGTATTCTTATTTTTTCTGCTTCTGCGCCTTCAGGAGGTTTACTTGCCGTTACGGTTAGCATGGCTTATTATCCTAACCTTCCTGTTATGGGAATCAAATCCAGGGAACTTTCTAATATTAACAATGAGCAATCATTATTCTTTGATACTAAGTATGTTTATAATTTTTCAGCCAATAATTTCAATTCCATAGATCCCTATACATGGGACGGTGGAGACGATGACTTTTTTTGGTCGACGAATTATCAAGGCGCAGATTCTAGTATAAGAACGTTTTTTGTCACAAATTTCGTAGATAGCGCCGGTTCACCTATGCGATATACGCAAGACGGCACCACTTTTACAGACTTTGCACCTCAGTTAGATGCAGCTGGAACACTTCTTCTTGAAGCTCGCTGTTTAATCCCCTATTACGGCAGACTGTTAGCTTTTAACACAATTGAGGGCTTAGCTTACGGTGCCGCAGCTCCCAATTTCTTCAATCGTGTGCGATTTTCACAACAAGGAAACCCTTTACAAGCGGATGCATGGCGAAGTGACATTTTTGGAAAAGGGGGTTTTGCAGATGCACCTACCTCAGAACAAATAGTTTCAGTCGTATTTTTTAAAAACACCTTGATTGTATTTTTCGAAAGATCCACTTGGCAATTGCGCTATGTGGGAGAATATGGGTCTCCTTTTTTATTTGAACGTATCAGCTCTGATTTTGGGTCAGAAAGTACATTTTCACCCACTCTATTTGATTCGGGAGTGTTGGCGGTTGGAGATAGAGCGATTATACAATCTAACGCGGTGACCGTGTCTCGCATAGACGAAGCGGTACCGGATTTAGTTTTTGAGATCAAAAACACACAAGATGGACCTCAGCGCGTTCAAGGAATCCGAGATTTTCAAAAAGAACTTGTCTATTGGTGTTTCAACGATTCGGATATTTCGACTACTGATCAATATTTTCCCAATAAAGTCATCGTATACAACTACAGAAACAACACTTACGCGCTTTTTAGAGATAATGTTACAGTCTTTGGCACTCTTCAGCCCACTGAAGGTATTACATGGGACTCTACAGATATTACATGGGACGATGCCGATATTACGTGGGATACTGTATCAAATTATGCACTTTTTCCAAGAATTGTGATAGGCAACCAGGCGGGATTTATCCACTACTATGGATATAACACTCCTGACGATCCTTATATCTCGATAAAATCCATAGATTTGACCACTACCCCCATTCAACTTGTAGTGCCCAATCACAATCTAGACAATGACGAAAGTATTTACATAACAGGGTTAACGTTTTTAAATGCAGGTTCTCCAATATCGACTGATTTAAACAATCAAATTTATTTAGCTAAATACATAGATAATAACACTTTAGGGCTTTACAAGTGGGACTTTACACAACAAATCTATGTGAACAATTTTTCTTTTACACCTTCTTCTTCTGCTTCTTATGTAGGAGGTGGGCTTATCACACTCTTGCCAAAGTTAAACGTACAGACAAAAGATTTTAATCCTTACACTCCTGCTGGAAAGCAAATAAAGATGTCTTACATCGATTTTCTGATGGACACGACTAATAGCTCGTCAATGAGTGTCAACTTATACACGAACACTTTTTTAGCCTTGGCCGGAAATGTAAAAATTGGAAATTCGTCACTAGAGACCTATTTAACAGCTCCGTATTACGGAAATGACGCTATAAACAGTTCAGATATCGCGTGGCACCGATTCTTTTGCACGATTGTGGGTCAATTTATCCGCATTCAAATGACCTATGATGATAACCTCATGAACACCTTAGCAACTCACCAACAGACTTGGGTATTGAATGCGATCAATTTTTACGCCAGACAAGGAGGGAAACTCATTTTCTAATGTTTGGATCTAATCTATCCCTCATATCTAATCAGCTACCCATTTCTTTAGACTTTCCAGATAAACAGGACGAGTTTAATGAGATCATACAGCTTTATTTAAAGCGTATGGCGAGCATCTTAAACACCAAAGAGGGAGGGCTTTATTTACCAATTGAAATTGCCACTTTTAAGCAATTTTTCACTCCTGGAAATCCTCAGAAGTTTAGAGATGTCTACCGAAAAGAATTTGACATGGTCGCTTTGAATGGAGGCCCCATTGCTCCTGGAGCTGTTTTGTCATTTCCTCACAACATTGTGGGAATTACAGAATTAACCCTTATGCAGGGAACAGCTACAAATATCAATAGATTTTTACTTCCATTGCCTTATGTAAATGTTGTCTTAACTTCAAGTATTCAAATTGATATGAACGATACGAATATCTATCTTGTCAATGGCTCTACCCAATTAACACTTACCAAAGCCTACATCACAGCAGAATACGTAAAGACTTCATAGACAATTAACCAGCTCTTTTCTACTTTGAAAAATAAAAGAGGTGTGTATGGGATTTTTCTGGGAAGAGAGGCGCGATCCAAGTTGGGAGAAAATTTCAAATTACACTCCTGAACAGCAAAGATTACTTTCAAAAGATCTTCAACGCACTCAACAGAATGCGGGCGGGTATCAAAATGCAATGGGAATATTGCAGCAATACCTTAACCCTGAATCAGATATATATAAAAACTTTGAACAGCCTTATTTGAATCAATTTAATCAGCAAATCGTGCCAGGATTAGCAGAACGGTTTGGTGGGTTGAATGCAATGGGGTCAGGTTTGATGACTTCAGGCTTTGGTCAGGCTTTAAGTTCGGCAGGATCGAATTTGCAAGCGCAATTGGCAGCCATGAAACAACAGTATCAGCGACAATCGATTAATGACTATCTCAATCAATACAACCAGTCGGTAAACAGAGGTCTGGGGGCAAGACCATTTGAAAATGTCTACGACCCAGGAAAACAGGGTCAATTAGGATTTGGTGGAGAGGCTTTAAAAATGGGAGCAACCGTAGCAGCTTCAATTTTTGGAGGGCCAGCAGGCGGAGCGGCTGTGAATGGACTAATGGGCGGACTTCAGGGACTTACTCAGGGCAGCTCAGCAGTTACACAAAGCATGAATCCATTTGCCGTTGGCGGTCAATCAGGATATAAAGGAACTTTCGGGTCATTACCAGGCTTTGGAGGTTTCTAATGGTCTACACACTTCCCGATAAATATGCTCCACACACTTCCTTTGGTAATCAATTATTTCCAGCTCTTACCCATGCTTTTCAGCAAACCGCTGTGCCTGCCATGCAACAAGAGTATCAACGCGGGCAACTGGAAAAACAGCTTATGCAAGCAAAAGATATTTTATCAAATCCAAATTTGGATGAAGAAAGCAAACAGATAGGATTGTATCAATCTTTAAGTGGACGGCCAGACATTGCCAAGCATATTTATGATCAATATATTCAATCGGGAATGAATAAACAGAAACAAAATCAAATTTATGCAGAAAAATTGCAAAATCAATCTATTTTAGCCGACTTAGAAGCAAAAAGAGGGTTGGAAAAAGGATCTTTAAAATCATACGGAAATAATGTGAAGTTAGCCGAGTTAACTTCTCGACCACAAATGGAACCTAGAAAAACCCAAGCTAGTCAACCAATTGATCCTGATCAACTTGCAAGAATTCAAGAGGTTAGAAAAACCCCTGGATATAACGATTTGGATGAAGTAGATCAGTATAGATTATTGACAGACTATGGCGTAAGCAAAGAAAACGCAGAAGCTGAAGCAAAGCTAACAGGAGCTAAGTTAGAAAGAAAACAAAAAAGCGTTGAAAGTTCTTATAAAGCTCAAGAGCAATTTATAAATGAAATCACAAATAAACACAAAGCTTTTGAAACAGAAACAAAGCCAAGATTATTGCAAATGCAAAAAGTAGCTAGTGATGGAGATTTAATTTCTGCACCCGCAGCTGCTTTTTTAGAGACTTTGGGTATACCCCTTGGAGCTTTGGAAGATCCATCCTCAGAACTATATAATAAATTAAGCTTAGACCTTTTAAAAGGACTTCCAGAAACTTATGGAAACAGAATTCTTAAGGTCGAAGTCGATAACTTTTTAAAAACAGTTCCTACGTTGCTGAATAGTCCTGATGGTAGAAGAATGATTGCCAGCAACATGTTAAAGCTGGGTGAAATGAAAGAAATTTACTACGACGAAATGCGTAGGCAGCAAAAAGATGCTCTAGATTATGACAAGCCCTTACCTAAAGATTTTCAACAGAGAATTTTCGATCAAGTTAGACCTCAAGTGGATAGATTGAATAATGAGTTTGTCAAAATGTCTGAGATAAAAGCTGTTCCAGAAGGAACTGTTCCTTTTTTTGATCCCAACGGAAATATTACATTCGTTCCAAAAGAACATGCGCAATGGGCGTCGGATAATGGAGGAAAAAGGATATGGTAAGTCCTTCTTGGGATTCTTTTCAAAGACCAAACATTCAAAATCAAACTCCTCCTCAAAAAGAGATAAGGCAAGCTAAAAAACCCATTCTTGAAAAAGAAATGCCAATTCTTCCGACTCAACAAATTCCAAACGAGCAACAGGAATTAAATGAGGAAATTCCTGGAGATTTTCAAGATGCTCAATCTCCAGAAGGGGAAAAACCTCAATGGGGAAATTTTCAAACTCCTGAAACTTATCAAGGGGAACCTGATCCAACCAAAGATGAAAGTGCTCTAGGATATATTATTAGAAATATAACTTCCAACGCTTCAAGACTAGGAGAACAAATTTTAGGAAGGGTAGGAAATTTAGAAAAATTTGGAACAGATGTTTTATCTAGTCTTCCACAAGCAGGGGGAATTTTAGGGTGGGCTATATCGGAATTGGTGGGACCGGAAAAATGGGAAAAAATGGTTAAAGGAAAAGGTCCAGTTTTTCCCACTTCTGAAGAAATTAAGGAATTTTCTCAAAGTGCTTCCAAAGGTTACACAAAACCCAAGACTAAGGGAGAAGAAAAATTTCAGGGATTTACAGAAGATGTGGGGTCAACGATTGGCCCAGGTAGAGCGCCTACAGCTCGCAATATTGCAATCAACAACCTTGGAATTCCTGCGGCTGCTAATACAGTAAAAGAAGTAGTTAATGGATTGGGTTTTGGTGAATCTAAAGCAAATATAGCAAAATCAGGTGCTTGGACCGCTCTTTCTCTAATGGGTAATGTAAATGCATCACAATATGCTAGCGAACTTATGAATAGAGGAAGAAATGGTATTCCTAATACCGTAAATATCGATGTGCCAAGGTTGCAAAATAGGCTTATGCAAGTTTCTAATAGCAATTTTCTTCTGCATTCTGATCCTAGGTCGTCTTTAGCTAGGCAACAATTGGATGGTATAACAAAGGATTTGCAAAACGGTCAAACCAGTGTTAGATCTATGATGAATGCATATGATGGAATTAATGCTGCTAAAAGGAATCGAGGACTTTTTGAGTTAAATCGCAGTGATCAAAACTTTGCAAGAAGAGCTATCGATGAAGTAAGAAACGCCGTTAGAGATGAAATTATGGAATCTTCAAAAAGATTTCCTAATGCTATGAGAGATTGGCGAGGAGGTATACAAGCCTGGGCCGTCATTCATCAAAGTCGAGCTATGACAAACTGGGTGGACAACTTGGCAAAAGGCCCATACTCTAAGATTTTACAAGGTCCAGCAGCTGCACTATTTGGTGTAACAACTTATGGAGGCATAAAATCTCCTATTGTTGCTTTACCTGCTTCTGTTGGCATTCCTGCGGCTTATAAGACAGCACAAACAGCTTATAGGGTATGGCAAGATCCAAATTTATCTCAATATTATTGGCGAGCAATCTTGGAAGCGCAAAGAGAAAATGCGCCAGCTTTCATAAACAATTATGAAAAGCTCAACAAAAAATTAAAGGAAAAAGACAAAAAAAGTTAACACGTATTGACTTAATCCTACTTCTTACAAATTTTGAAGCTTTAGCAAGGAGCTTCAAAATGACTAAGATTCAGCTAGCTACGGGAGTGAATCAAAACCAACTTCCCGTCTTACCCGTGCCTGTTATTTCGACTAGAGATCCAACTGTTAACGATATAAATTTTAGTCCTGGTCAACTTTGGTATAACGAAACTACGCAGACTTTGTTTTCAAACGAAGGTAAAGGGATTTGGAATCAAACCACGGTTCAACAAGCCACGGAATCAGTCGCGGGCATTGCTGAGTTAGCTACAGCAGCGGAAGCCATCGCGGGTATAGATGACACCACTATTATCACTCCGGCAAAACTAGCTTTAGTTGCCCTGGCTGGCGGTACGACTTGGAACGAAATAACAGCGGGTCTTGTTAAAAAAGCCACCCAAGCCGAGGCGGAAGCGGGAACAAATAATGACGTTGGGATGACACCTCTACGGGTAACGCAATTAATAGCGGCTGGGAATGGGGAAGGCTCTTTTACCAACTTAAGCGCAACAGGTACAGTAACCTTTACTTCTACGGGTGCCATTTCTATGACATCCGATACAGCTAGTTTATTTGATGTGACAGGGGCCGGGATTGACCTTACCCTTTCTAGTGATGCCGGAAGAGTCATTGTCAACGGCGAAGAAGCCGCCGCAAATGCTATTACCCTTCTTTCAGCCGCGGGCGGGATTGACGCCGACGCCGCACTTCAAATCAACATTGCCTCTTCACAGAATGCGGCCGACGCCATTGTACTTAATGCCAGCGCTGGCGGGATTGACATTACGGCGGCCGGGGCAGCTGGGGAAGATATTGACTTAGTCAATACAGCGGGATCTATCAACTTGACCGCTGGAGAGGCTATAGCTAGCGGTATCGTTATTACCTCCACCTCTGGAGGTATAGACATTACGGCGGGTGGCGGAGCTGGTCTAGATACTGATATCGTCAATACTCTTGGATCGATACATATTTCAGCCGGTGAAGGCGTAGCCGATGCCATCACGTTGGCGGCAAGTACGGGCGGGATCACACAAACTGCGGCCGGACAAATCGCGGTGACTAGCACGCAAAACGCCGCGGATGCTTTAGTCTTCACATCCTCAGCGGGCGGGATTGACATTTTAGCGACCGGAACCGCCGGAGAAGATATTGACTTAATCGCCACCGGTTCATCTATAAACCTTTCAGCAACAGAAAACGCCGCTCAAGCCATCTATCTACACGCCAATGGCGGTACTTCTGAAACGATCGATTTATACGTCGACCAAGGAACCGGTGTTGCTTCTGTTTTTATTCACTCAGATGTAGGCGGTCTCACACTTACCTCGGGATTGGCAAACGCTGATGCAATCAACATCAACACCTCTAATGCAGCCGGAGGAATCGACGTCGACGCTGGAACAGCTGGCTTTATTGTCGATACCACTGGGGCGATTTCTTTAGATTCTGCCGCCGCTTCAAACTTTACCGTAACCGGAGCTTTTGACTTAACCAACTCATCTACAGCAGGAAGTATTAATCTTAGTGCTGGCGAAGCCGCCGCAGACGCTCTTAATTTTGATGCCGCTTCTGGGGGGTTAGACGTAGACGTTGCCCTTCAGATAAATCTTAATTCCTCTCAAGCCGCCGCGGATGCCATTCGGATAATTTCCAGTAACGCCGCAGGGGGAATCGATGTCGACGCCGGAACAGGTGGGATCACAATCGATACCACTGGCGCGCTGTCTTTAGACTCTGCTGCTGCCTCCAATTTCACAGTCACTGGGGCATTTGACTTAACCCTTTCATCTACAGCTGGATCGATAGTGATTACAGGGGCTGAGGCCGCCGTGGACGCGATTCAGTTAAATGCCACAACCGTAGGCGGTGGGATAGACATGAATGCGGGAAGTGGAGGGGTAACAGTAGATACCACCGCAGCCATTTCATTTGATTCTGCCACAGCTTCAAATTTTACCGTTACTGGCGCAGCTGATCTAACCTTATCATCCTCGGCTGGGGCTGTAAATATCACATCAGGAGAGGCTAACGCCGACTCTATCAATATCACAAGTGCGGGCGGGGTAAATTTTGTAGCTACCGGAGCGGCTGCAAAAGATACCATTATAACGAATACTAATGGTTCAATGACGCTAACAGCCGGCGAAAACGTTACTGACGCATTGAATTTTACCGCTTCAGGTGCAGCGTCTCGAATCAATCTGACAGCGGGTACCGGAAGTATAAAATTTGCATCTGGGCTAATTGTGCCCGTCACGTCAAAAGGCAATGCCGACACCCCTTACACTGTTTTAGGAACTGATTATTTCATCGCTTGTGATACAAGCGCCGGCGTCTTGACTGTGACGCTGCCAGCGGCTAGCTCAGTGGCTGGTCGGACCTTTGTCATCAGAGACGTGGGAGGAGCTGCCGCCGTTAATAACATCACAATTGGGGGCGGTGGAACAAACTTGGTTGGTGGTGGAGCTTCTGCCGCTTCAAAAGTCCTGTCGGCCGCTTACTCTGGAGCCACCGTTTACTCAAATGGAACCGTCTGGGCTTATTCATACGTAGCATAGGAAAAACATGAGCAATATTAGCCAAAGAGCTGAGTTTGAGACAGAAAGAAGCCGCTCGGCGGCTTTTACCGGATCTTTCCAAACGCTAGGCACGCCTCTAACCGCGATGCCGGTCATCGCTATTTTTGATAATCAAAGCGATGTAGACGTGGAAGTTTCGGATAATTCTACAACCACGTGGAAGACTTTTTCGGCCGGTGAAGCTCTAGTATTAGATTTTCGCGCTAATCATGGGATCGCGTCCAATTTTACTATAGATGTGGGGACGCAATTTTACGTGAAAGGCACCGGAGGAACAGGAGCTTTCCGCTTATCTATACTCTCAGCGAGATGACATGAGCCAAATCATAAAAGATCTATCTGTCGGCCCTGTCCCCCCTTCTGTAGCCACCACTTATCAGACAGACGACGGAAACGCTGTTCCTGCCACCAACATCCTTATTATACACGGCACCGACTCTACTGAAGATGAAAATAGCGGAATTGTAATAAAAGGCGGTGTGGTCGGCACAGGAACCGCTAACGAAGTCGATATCGTCTTGACTAACAAGGTTCGAGGTACAGGAACCACGGTTGGAGCGACAACGGCCGACCTTTTCACCTTTTCACTAGGCGCTACTCCTTCAACATTTTTTTTCAATTGCTCTGTAGTAGAATTTAATGCCTCCACCCCAGCGGGAGCGTCTTTCGACACTTTCAGTTGCGTTCGGACGGACGGTGTTTCCTCTACCGTTATCGATGATACAGATTCTGTAACGCAAGCAGATGCGGCGTTAATTACAAGCTCTAGTGCCTTAATAGCATCGGGAAATAATGTAATTTTTCGCGTCACAGGTGTCGCGGGATTAACTATCAACTGGAACGTCTCAGGGGAATACATAAAGGTTTCATAATGAGCGGTTTTGAAAACAATGTTGTAGTTGGTAAAAATTTAAATTTTGACAATGACGCACCCAATCCGCATTTAGGTATTTTGAATGCAGCCGGAAAACTTCCCATCGGCACAGGAAACACCGCTCCTACTCCCGAAATTTTAGGCGGCTCTATTACTTCGCCTTTGGGCACTATCACTATCGGCTACTCTTCTCCAAATATCACCATTGACTTATCAGGATCTGGTTCAGCTATTGATAGCATTGGAACGCAAACCGGAATATCGCCCGTCGTTCCAGACGCATCGGGGTTAGTAAATATTAGCGGTGGGGTGGTAGTCGCGGGCACGAATCCTATTCGCTCAAGTGGGACTTCTTCAAATACCGCCACCATTCAAGTACAGGCGTCACAAGCCATCGCCGCAACCGACGGAACAAAGATCGGCCTTGCAAGCTTTGATTCAGCTCGTTTTACTGTTGATGCTAACGGGTTTGTTTCTGTAAATGGCTCAGGCTTAGGAGAGACGATAACGGGAGACTCGGGCAGCGCTCTCAATCCTAGCTCGGGAAATTGGACGATTGCCGGCTTATCAGGTAGCAAGACTTCAGGCTCTGGTTCTACCCTTACTATAAAAAGCCCCCCTTTTTCTCAAGTTGGCGGAAGCGGTACCAGTGCGCTAAATACGGGAGAGTTCGTTAATGGAATTGCAACGCGCACACTTCCGGCAAGTGCAGGTTTGTCTGACGGGGATTTGTTTGTATTTGTCTGTACTACCGCCGGCGCTCTTATTGTGCAAGCTGTATCAGCACAAAAAATCAGAATAGGCTCTATTATTTCTTCTGCTGCTGGAACGGCTGTTAGCACAGCTATAGGCGATTCTCTAACTTTGAGATTCAATGCGACAGATGGCTTTTTCTATGCTGTAAGCGTTGTAGGCACTTGGATTCTTGCATAATAGGATTTTATGTCGTCTCCTGCTAACAGCCTAAATTCCCCCATCACTCAATACAACACTCTTGTCGGCGACTCAGGAAATAAAATTTCTAATGTCTCTCCTGGTAGTGCAGGGCAAGCACTTGTCAGCAATGGAGCATCTTCAAATCCGTCTTATCAAACGATCACGCCTTCTATAATTCCTCCAAATATTTCCGGAACGACAATAGGCACTGCGACTTGGCAAACGACAGCCATGCAAACGGGTTCCTTAAGTCCTTCAAATGGCTCTACCACGATCGCTACAGCTAACAGAATTTACCTTTTTCAAGTGTATCTTCCCTACACCGCGTCATATACAAAAATTGCGGCCATCCTCACATCCGGAAACTCGGCTAACAATATCCGACTAGGTCTTTATAATATTGCAAATGGCTTACCATCAACTGTTTTAGTTGACTCTGGAAATATTTCCATAGCTGCAACAGGTATCAAACAAGCTACCGGATTGTCGTTTTCGATTACATCAGGATGGTACTATTTTGGTATTACGATTGACGGAGGAACGCCGGTTTTTCGAAAATTTCCTTCTGCTCTTTTAAATTTTGCTGCATTGCCAATAGACACAGCAGACACAGCAGCGCCGGCAAATTATCTTTATTACGATAACGCTTTTGGAGCTTTGCCTACCATAACACAATCTAGCTTAGTTATTAACGGACACAATATATTACCTGTATTTTTTATATCATAAGAGAAAAACACGAGGTCAGCACATGCCATCTGCGGAAATAATTATGATGTCAGTCTTCCTAGTAACGGTCTTTTTATTGATATACGAACAAGACTCAACGCCAATTTTGTAAAGAAATTATATGACATTCACACACGCCTTATCAACAAACAACTACGGACCCTCAAAATTTATTGTAGACGCATCCGCAGCAAATGGCACGCATACAACACTACCGTCCGCACTCGCAAGCGCGTCATCTGGCGACACGATTTCTATACGACCTGGCACATATACAGGCAATTTTTCATTAAAAGGCGGAGTCAATATCACTGCTTTTGGCTCTGACAGTTCTTTAAATGGCACGGGAAAGGTAATTATTCAAGGTACTTGTACGTTATCAGAAGCAGGAACGGTCACAATTTCAGGTGTACAACTGCAAACTAACTCAGCCGCCGCGCTAGCCGTCACCGGATCCGCTGCTTCTGTCGTCAATCTTCAAAACTGCTATCTTAATTTTACAAATAACACAGGTATAACGTATTCATCTTCTAACTCAAGCTCTGCGATAAATATACAAAACTGCTCGGGCAATCTTGGCACGAAGGGAATTGGTATTTTTACAGCTTCATCAGCCGGAAGAATGTCGTTGCGATATGTAAATTTTAACAATTCTGGAGGCTCTACAACCGCAAGCGCTACATCCTCAACAACTATTGAAATTTTTTACTCAATTTTTGGAAGTGTTTTTTCAACATCTTCAACTGGCAATATACTTTTTGAAAACACATATGTGGATGCGTCACCGATTAACACAGCTTGCTTTACATCCGCAGGGACTGGAATTCAAACTATTTTAGGGGGATATTTTGCGTCAGGAACTGCTTCGTGTTTGTCAATCGGATCTGGAACGACTTGTAATATAGCTGGAGCAATTTTAAGTTCATCTAACACTAATGTGATAACAGGTGCGGGCACATCAAATTATCGAACTTTAAGTTTTACAGGATCGTCAAAAACAATAAATACCACTACACAAACAATTGCCGGAACGATTGCAGGGTCTACAACAACGGCTCCAACCGCCGGTTATTTAGGCGAATCTATTACAGCAAATGGAACAAATGTCAGTATCCCAGCCTCGGGAAACACAATAAACGTAACAAGTATTAGCTTAACAGCTGGGATTTGGGATGTGAGCGCGTTAAGCAACTTTGTATGTACAGGCGCAGTTACAATTCTTAGCGCTGGGATTAGCACGACAAGCGCAACGCTAGGACTCACGATTGGAGACAATCAAGCAAACTACACAGCTGCGTTTTCGGGCGCACAGATACCTATGGCGATACCTCAGAAGCGATTTACACTTACATCAACAACTACTGTATACTTATGCGCCTCCGCAACTTTTTCAACTGGAGCGGTTAACGTATATGGAAGGCTCTCAGCGACGAGGGTTGGATAAATATTTTCCATACTACTGCGGAAATTTTTTAATCTTTAATATTCATTGTGCGCAGATCTTTTTATTGGATTTGTTATGCTTGCGATGTTAGACTAAATCATTTGTCAGGGGCCAGATTTGGGTAGCTAGCATACGACGGTTTGATTCCGGACCCCCTGGTTTTATCTATATAAAATATGCTTGAGTGGCAGAGAGGCTGATTGCACTCCGTTTTCACGGACAGACTTGAAACAGGGCTTCTAAAAAAAGCGTGTTTCAGGCCCGTAGGTTCGAATCCTACCTTAAGCAAATTCAAAAAGAAAGAGATTAATTGACAAAAACCTTTTTTAATTTTTACATTTTTTTCTCGTTGCATAGTAATTGTGCGA